CTCACGTTCAATCCCAATGAAGACAAGGGTGCAGAACACCATTGCTTCAAAAGGAAATGTGAGAGCTGACCCCATAGATGCGAACTTGGCGAGGCGGATAACGCCATGGCCAGGTACGTCAGCGGAGCGCGACCTTGTCGCGTCCACAGCTCGGAAGAGCCATGGATGCGGAGATAACAAGTGTCGCACTAGCTGGTTGGAGACACGGTCAGAGGCCTCACTCAAATCGAGTGTGGCCAGAAGACCGGTTCGGGAACCTTCCTGAGCCAACTTTTGGTTGAGCTCTTGAGTTCCGACGAACCCGATCAGACTCCTAGCAATAGGAGATTCATCGATCGCTTCCACGAGTCGTTCTAGGATACCTTGTTGTACATACTGTACATACGAAGGTTCCATAGCAATGATTCGGGGTGTCTTCAACGTCTTCGGAACAGAGATAACCTTTACAGGTTGTTCCTGCTCCGGGGTCAGCCAGCGAACATCAGCAAGCTCGGAATACTGAGACCAGGAAGCGGCCCCCATAGAAATCCATGGGAAGCTATCTTCCAAGCGCTCAGTCCATGTGCGATTCGCAAATTTGGCGTTGCCTTTAAGCGAGTCAGCAGTGGAACCCGGGCCATGCTTGGGCTTTACTTCCCCTCGGTAGACGTTACCGTCAACACGGGAAAGGAGATCAGCCCAGAGGAGGCGAGATACACGCCCGTAGTCCATGAGAAAATCAGGGCTACGACGGCGATCAGCATCACGGACTTCTCGTTCGCAGTGGATGTACGCTGCGAACGCCGCGTTGGTTCGTTCATTTGAACACTCCAAATTAATCTTGCCGGCTACCAGAGTAATCTGGCGGACAGCACGGATTGCGGCGTGCGAAGGCGCGTCCAGAAGGACACCACTGTTCTCATCGAACACTAGCCGAAGGAAACCTTGCAAAAATGCAGGGAGACCCCTTCTTCTCCTGAAACCAGGGAAAGAAGTAGCGGCCACGACGCCGATGTCAAGGGCTTCTTCGAAGTCCTTGGCAAACGTCGGTAGGGTAATCGTTACAAACGAGATCCCTTCGTGTTTGATTCGAGCCGAGACTGTTTCCCAGTCTCGGTGGGTACTAGCACCGCACATGGTCCCGGCATCAGCCAGGACCGCCCGCAGTAGAGGTATGAGGCTTTTCACAAGTGCCTTTCGGTCGCTTGGTCCTTTGCCTCATGGAAATGCAGACGATTAGTTCTCGCCACCCAGGAGCTGGGTGATGCGAGCGCCGGTCGACGCCGTGAGGTACGCGAGAAAGCCATCAGCGATGGCCTTCAGCTCCGTGTTGGTGAAACCAACCGGGGGCGCATCGATCGTGAAATTGATCGATGCCGAGTACTCCTGATTGACACCCGTGAGGAACGGGTCAGCTGCCACCTTACGGTAGGACAGCTTCAGGTTACGGCGGTTCCGGCGACCGACCGAGTGCTGAACCACAAGGACGACGTTACCGTCGTCCTTGGTGAACGTACCGGTCCCGGCACCAGAACTGGTTCGAGGAAGGCTATTCGCCGTCCCCGAAATAGTAATGGTCTGTGGATCTGCAAATGCCATGATGGCGACCTTTCTGTGGGATGTGCCCCTTTGTAAGGGGCAGGTAGACTGGATATCTTGTGGACACCAGTATGTGGCGAGGTCTTATGAACCCAACGCCGCTGCTACCAGCGAGGCAGCAGTGTCATCGGCACCTTGGAAATACCAAGTGCCGCAAGGATGCTATTCTGAAACGCTGTCGTTCCATTAAGGCTAACATCAAACCCGAAAGGGGATGCCTTAACGCGCATCTTCCGCTCCCTAACGAACGTATTCACGATCGGTTTGGGGTTGGGGATGCCGCGCATGATATGTCCTGAAGAGGAAACCACTTCAGTCTTCACATGACTCATGGCATAACCATGATGCATCACGAGATTGTCGTGGCTGTAGACGTTGAGAGACCTTAAGGTCGACCCAACGTCGACAAACCAGTCGAACAACCAGGAGAATCGCGTCAACTCCCAGATGGTTCCAATATCTGGGGAGAGGCCCATAGTGATACGGGCCTCTCGTTCATACACCTCGAGCTTGTCGAGAAGAGTGTCGACCTTTCCAGTATTTATCGCATAGCGAAATTTGCCGGAAAACCACCGGTTTTCTGTATTGATACAGAAAGCCTGCGTTGGCATATTCACCGCAGACGTATAAAGATACGGCGTGGTGAGGCCCTC